AATTTCTTCTTCTGTTCTCTCTTCTTTAGCATCAAATCCATAATGGTATTTAGGACCATGCTGAAACCGGTCTACAAGAACATATCTGTATACATAATTATTTTTTTTAAAATGTAGTACAGGTTTTAAATCTTTAATCTGTTTCATGCTAAACAGGCGAGGTTCAGTCTCCCTCTACTCGCCTGTTTAATTCTGTTTTCTAGTCTACAACATATTGTATTCTGAATGACATTGTTCCAGCAGTACCACCTTCAGCAGCCATTGTAGCTGCAATGTAGTAGTAACCACCTGGATCTGTAGTGTCTCCAGCGGTAGCGTGTATCTTAGCTCCGACAGTATCTATTGCCGCAACTTCGTGACGAACATCTGCCATTGCACCAGCGTCAGCTACTGCAGTTGCATAACAATCTTCGTCTTTGACCACACCAGCGGAAGTATAAATTCCGACATTGAATGTGCATGATCCACCGAATGTGTCTGTACCTACGTGTATTTCGGTTACAGTCGCATTACTTGGAATCGGTGCTAACATAACAACATCGTCATCGTTACTATCCCCTGCCGCAAGTTCAATAGTTCCTTGTGCTACACGGACTGATCCATGTAGAAGGTTGGCACTACTTTTAACTTGAGGAGTAGCTTCTAAGTTTGCTACTAAGTCTGAGTTTTTAGTTCCCATATATTCCTCCTATTACGATTCGGTACATTGTACTTCAACGACTTTGTCTTCTTCCATTCTAGTAGCACCGATGCTCATGCAGTAGTACACTTGAGTGGCATAAGATTTGTCAGCTCTTTCGTCTATTCTAGCATTGATATCTTTACCAATACCTAGAGCTATTCCATCTTGTGCGAAGGCTATACATGATCTAGTTGTGCCAGATAATGCAAGTCTGTTTGATACAATGAAGTTAAAACCAAGATATGAATTAACTTCACCAGTAGCCAATGCTTTGACTGTGTTGAAGTCTGAACTCGTTACCTCAGTTATGTTTAAAAGACCACTAATCTGCTTCGGAGATACTATGATATATCTTGGTATAGAAGGATCTACATCACTTAAATCAAGAGTTTGTTTTGCTTCTCTTAATTTAGCAATAGTTAAAACAGCACCACCATGTACGATTTGATTCGCGTTGGCTGTGCTGGTTGACCCTGTCTCACCAGTATATGCAGTACCTAGTGCAGCAGTTATGATCACATCATCTATTGCTCTTCCCATTGCCATAGCAGCAGCTTGAGCATAAGATGAAGTCGGATCTATTAAAAGTCTAACTTTATCAGATTGATCTATTAAATCAGCAAATTCATAATCAGCCAAAGATATTCTACGCCTCGCATGAGGTGTGTCTATCTGTGGAGTGTCTGAATGTCTGCTAGTTTTTTCAACTGCAGTTACTGAGCCAACTTGATCTAGGAAAGCATTTTTTCCAACAACGCTTTCTACTCTGACTTTGTCTCTTAATAACGATCCCATTTGTTGGGACAACATTTGTACATTAGCAGAATACTGCTGTACAAAAGCTGTCGTTACTTGTGATGACATAATTGTCTCTCCATATTATTATTGATTAATCAGAAAGGTTCTCCACCAATAGGTAGGCATCTCTTAGGTTTAAAGTCTTTTAGACTAGAGTCTTTTGCCGCTTGTCAATAAGGTTCTTACGAATTTTCTTATATTTAATCCCTTATAATATTTTTAATAATAATACAAGGGATTAAAATTATTTTTTAGTATTGCTATTTAACATTTCTCTCATTGTAAGCATTTGTTGTATAGATTTATCATGCTCAGGATGTCCTTTAATATGATAAGGATGAGCTTTATCATTCATCATTTGTGAGATTTCTTGCTCAATATTTGTAACACTATCAACATTTTCGCTTTCAGTTGTAACCATTTTATCTTCAGAAAACATAGAGGCTATCTTTGAAAAACCTTTTATAATTTCTGAATTATCGCCAACTCTAGTTCCATCTTGTAATAGTAAATCTAAAACTCCTGGCATATTAGCTTTTGCTACTGCGGCAGCTTGTTTTACTTTAGCATCATAATCTCTACCCCATTCTTGTCTTAAATGTTGTTCTGCTTGAGCATGTGCAGTTTCAGTATCTATTTTTGATTGTTGTGCAGAGCCTTCCATATTATTTTTATAATATTCTAAAATACCTTGTGCTTGTTTATTGTTTAATCCAAGTTTGTGAGATTCTTCAGCAAAAGTTTTTATAGCATTTTCATCCATTGATACAGTTTCTGATTTAACATCTAAAGCATATTTTGCAGCAGACTCTGGTCTACCTAATTTATTGTATGCCTCATCCCACGCTTCTTGTGTTGAATTGTTTGTTGGTATTGCTATTTTATCCTGACCAATCATTTTAGTTGCGTTAATATAACTTTTTGCTAACGCATCTATTTCTGTAAATTTTTCAATGTTAGGATCTTTTCTAAACTCCTCACTTATTGAATCTTTCCAAGTTGATTGATGTGGTGCAGGTGTATCTGCTCCTCTAACTGCTTTAGGTGCTACTACTGGTGTTTCTTCTGTCTGTGCTGTAGTCGTTTTTTCTACAGGCACAGTTTCCTGTGTTATCTGTTCGCTTGACATTTTTATTTACCTTTTTCATTTTCATTTTGCAGCATTGATTTAATAAATAGAAGAACGCTGCGTTGTCCTTCCATATATGCACTCTCATGGCTATCACCTTTTACATTAGTGGTAGAATGATAATGACATCTTTTTTCAAGATCAGCTAAGACTACTTTACCCTCACCTGAATTAAACATAATTTTATAATTGTTTTTTAAATTTTGTATATGTTTTTCTAGTTGTTTTGATTCCATATTATCCAGCTTCTGCGTTTGCTATTGCTTTTGCCTCTTCTGGCAATGCTTTCGCTAGTGGTGCTATATCTCCTCCGGCTTGTGCAACTTGTTGCATCTGAGCCATTTGTTGTTGTTGTTCAGCTTGTGCTGCTTGTTCTTCTCTTTCGGCATTAACTTGTGATTGTGTCTTTAATATTTTTTGCGGAACGCCAACAATACTTGCAACGTGTTTAACTAACGCATCAAAATTAATATAATCAAATACAGGAGCAACATTTGCAAGACTGCCTAATATTTCTATTGCTCTAGTTATTGATGAAAGTTCTGAAGATTTTTGTGCTTTAGCAAGAGGTGAAACATATTCTATTTCTATATCTTGATCTGATAAAAATTCAGGAGCAGGAACAAATTGTTCTCTTCTTAATAAAATATTAAAAGTTCTATCAATAAGTGGTTTTAATAATTCTGATTGTAGTCTACCTAATACCGGTCCTAGTAATCTCATCTTCTCTTCATTTCTTTGGATTACTTCTGTTGCTGTCATTTGTGGACCTTGTTGTAATTGTAATTGGTTTACATAAAATACTTCTCTAATGGAGTCTCTTCTTTGCTGTTCCATATTTAAACCTAATGGATTATTTGCTCCAATGTTTAAAGGTTCAATTCTATCTCTAGTACCTGATCTATAAAAATTTAGTCCACCTGGTACAGTTCTGACTGGCAAAAGGAAACCATCATCAGGAACTAATAGAGGTGGGTCTACTTGTTTCTGAGCAGCTTTGATTGTAGTTTTTGACATTTCATTTAGCATCTTCACATCTGGTAGTGCTGTCATTGCAGGTGATCTACCATAAATTTCGTGTGATGCTTTTAAATATCTAGGACATACAAAAGGAAATTCTTGAAATCCAGATACAGATAATTCGTTACCATTTTTCATTTCAATATAAACAGATTCAAATGGCATATTTTCTTGATCTTTTAAATTAGGATTAAAGTCTGATCTTGGATAAACTGCGTGTAATAATTCTACATCTTGATAAGGATCTTTTTGTGAAAGTGCCAACACATCTGGTGATATTTTATTTTCAAAAGAAAATGCTTGAACTACAGCTCTAGCTGATAAATTAAATTTTCTATAAACAGTATCTATTCTACCTTTGTCATCTTCAGCAATATAAATTTCTTTAACATGTCTTGTAGAAAATTTTAATATTTCTTTATCATCTTCCTGTACATACATACAAGAAGTTCCAAAAGTAATTAGATCGTGATACAGTTCAAAAATTTCTTGTTGAAAGTTTGAGCTATTAAATGCGGTGTACAT